GGAAATGGATCGTTGCGTCGAATTCGGCTCTTACATGTTCGTAGTCGTAGAATCTAGTGTCGATAGACTAGAAGAGGAGAATAAGTTTTCTAAATTTAAATCTAACTTAGGTTTTGTGTGGCATAACGTCAGACAAATTATGCTAGACTACCCCAAAAACATACAATTTATATTTGCAGAAAACAGAGCTGGTACAAAAAAAATAATACCACTTATACTTCGCCAAGGAGATAAGTTATGGGGTGTAGATCTACAATACCACATAGACAAAAAAATACACGGATTAGGTCAAAGAAAAACAGCAATATCAAATTAAAATGGCTTGGGAAAAAGGAGTACAAGATGTGAGGATGGGATACGCCTCAGAACCACTTAACGAATACCTAAAAAGTATAGATGGTTCCATGAAGGAAGAGGACGCGCGATATTATCTATATAAATTTTTAAGAAATAATATTGCATTTACATCAGAATTGTTTTTAGGAGTCAAGCTATTCCCCTTTCAAGCTATGGCTGTCAAGGGAATGATGGTGTCTGACTATTCTATGTTCGTTTTCTCTCGAGGAATGTCTAAAACATTCTCTACTGCGGTTTATGTTTTATTAGAGTGTCTATTGAACCCAAACTCAAACATAGGAGTAATTGCAGGAACCTTCAGGCAGTCAAAGATGATATTCCAAAAAATGGAAGACATACTAGGCAAACCAGAAGCTAGGTTAGCAAAAGAGTGTGGCGTTAAGATAACTAAAGGAACTGACCAGTGGACTATGAAAATAGGGGGTAGTAAAGCTGTAGCATTACCGTTGGCTAACGGAGAAAGATTAAGGGGTTTTCGATTTAATAGGATAGTTCTTGACGAGTTCCTTACTATACCAGAAAAGATTTTTAATGAGGTTATTATGCCGTTTTTGGGGGTTGTAGAAAATCCTATAGAGCGTGAGGAACTATATAATCTTGAGACACGCATAATCGAAAAAGGTGAGATGGAAGACAAGGATAGGTATGTCTGGCCTAATAACAAGTTGATAATTCTTTCATCTCCAAGCTTTAAATTCGAATATATGTATAAACTTTTCAAGAAATATGAATCACTGATTATGGAGAAAACTATCTCTCAAGATGGGGTCGAAGATGATGATGATGATGATGAATATGGAGCAGGTTCTGGGGCTTATAGATTAATAATGCAGTTGAGTTATGATTGTGCTCCTAAGAGACTTTATGATCAAAACCTGCTTAAACAAGCAAAGGCTACTATGAGTGAAATGCAGTTCAAAAGAGAATTTGGTGCTCAGTTCGTAGATGAGAGTGATGGTTATTTCAGATTATCAAAAATGGCTGCTTGTACGATACCTGACGGGGAAAGTCCAGCTGTAGAGGTGGTTGGCAACCCTAGTGATGAATACATACTAGCTTTTGACCCTAACTGGGCTGGTAACACAAGTGCAGACCACTTTGCTATGCATGTTTTTAAGGTGCTACAAGAAGACCAGAAGATCTGTTTAGTTCACAGTTACGCTGTGGCTGGGGTATCTTTAAGGGAGCATATGACATATTTCTTATATTTGATAACTCACTTCAACATTATTGGTATATGCGGAGACTATAACGGAGGAGTGCAGTTTATCAACTCATGTAATGAAAGCCAGTTGTTTAAAGACAAGAACATAGACATAGGTGTCATAGAGATTGATATAGAGAAGTCCGAAAACTACCATTCTGATATCCTTGCATTTAAAAATGAATATAATGTTAAAACAAGAAAATACTGTGTTTTAAGAAAGCCTACAGTCAACTGGATACGTAATGCAAACGAACTACTACAGGCATCTATTGATCACAAAAGAATACTATTTGGTTCTAGGGCGGTTGACTCGCATTTCGACGATCAAAGAAAAAAGAACTTACCGATTGAATCTCTCAAATGGGACATGAAAATAAATGCATCTTCCAAGGGCGCTAAAATGATTGACTTTATAGATCACCAAAAAAGTATAATAGAATTGACTAAATCAGAATGTGCTAATATTGAGGTGCTATCAAATCCCCAAGGATCTCAACAATTTAATCTACCACAAAACCTAAGAAGACAGACTGGTCCTAATAGAGCCGAAAAGACTCTTATTCTGCATTGTTACTTGGCAACTGGTTTGGAAAGATTTACTTTGATTCTAAGCATGCTAAAGCTGAAAACAAACCCCAAGGTGGGTTTATCCCATTCACCATTTAAAAAAAAATTTCTAATAAGTTTTTTATTAGTTTACAGTGTAATAGAAACTATGCCTCTACCTAAGCCAAACGACAAAGAGAAAAAAAGCGACTTTATTTCAAGATGTATGTCCTCTGACATAGTAAAAAAGGACTTTGACGATAGTAAGCAGATGTTGGCTGTTTGTTATAGCCAGTTTGAAGATGCAAAAAAAGAATCTAAAGCTAGTGCCGAGTTTGGTGGAGAAGAAATAATAGTCACAGAATCCAACTACAATTACAAAAAAGAAGAGAATAAAGCTGTAGACTATGATCATGAGATGACTATTCCAGAAGCAAAAATGAAAGAGCTTCATGATAAAGGAGAAACTTACATAACACAAACCGATGGTGATCAAAAAATGATCATAAAGGTTAAATACAGTAAACAGTAAAAGTCGACTTTTCAAAGTTAAAAGTTAACTTTTGAATTTTAGGTTTTCTTGTGTATAATAGTGTATGGCGAAAAGGAAATATACTAAAAAATCAGATTACTGGAATAAATTTGAAAATGAGGAATCTCAGGCTACAATGACCTCAGATTTCCAGCCGAAAATGATGGGGGAATCGATCTACGAAACTCAAGGCTCTTCGAGAAAAAGTTCAAGTTCTGATAGTAGATCTAAGTCGAGAACTAACAGCATAGCTACAAGTAAAGTGGCTAATAAGTATGCAAACATAGACTCTGGCTTACTACCGTTCGAATACTCCGAAGATAATGTGGGAGTCACAGACGCTATTACACTTTGCCAGAAAGCTTACTTTAATATACCTGTATTTAGGTCGACCATTGATTTAATGTCTCAATATTCGAATACTGAGGTATATTTGGAGGGTGGTTCTCAGAAGTCTAGAAAGTTCGTGGAAGCTTGGTTTAAAAGAATAAGACTTCACGATATTCAGGACCAGTTTTTCAGAGAATTCTATAGATCTGGCAATGTCTTTATGCTTAGATTAGATGGAACCTTAGATATCACAAGTGTTACTAAAATGATGGAGGTTTATGGTGCTAGTAAAAAAAATGCCAAAATACCCATAAAATATATAATGCTTAATCCTGCAGATATTGTTGCTAATGGGTCAATTACGTTTTCAGAATACCAATACTTTAAGGTTCTGACTCCGTTTGAGGTTGCTAGATTGAAAAAACCTACATCAGAGCATGAAAAAGAATTATATAACTCCATGCCAGAAGAAGCTAGGGTTTCTATAAAGAATAGCCCCGCTGTATCTAACTCAACTCCGATTATACCACTAGAAACTGAAAAACTTCATGTAGTATTTGCTGGCAAACAAGATTATGAGCCCATGGCTATACCTAGCGGCTTTTCTGTTCTAGATGATCTAAATAAGAAAATGGAACTTAAAAAAATAGATCAGGCAATTGCTCGCTCTATAGAAAATGTTGTATTACTTGTAACTATGGGCGCAGAGCCTGACAAGGGCGGTGTAAATCACAAAGCTTTGTCTGCTATGCAGAATATATTTCAAAACCAAAGTGTTGGTAGAGTTCTTGTGTCGGATTATACAACAAAAGCAGAATTTGTTATCCCCGATCTTAAGAAGGTAATGGGAGCAGAGAAGTATCAAGTTCTAGACCAAGATATAAAAGACGGACTCCAGAACATCTTAATTGGAGACTCCAAGTATTCTCAGGGAGAACTAAAAATGCAGGTTTTCTTAGAAAAGCTTCAGTTGGCTAGGGATTTATTTTTAAAGGAATTTCTACAGCCAGAAATCAAAAGGTTATGTAAGGATATTGGAATGAAGAACTTTCCTAAAGCAAAGATGATTGAGGTCGGTCAGAATAAAGATGACGAAACCAAAAAAATAGCGATAAGAATGATGGAGCTTGGGGTTATGACTCCAGAGCAAGGTATGGATCTAATAGATACTGGGGATTTTCCAAAATCGAAAGATCTTCAGGCAGCTCAAAAAACATTTAAGCAAAGTAGGGAAGATGGTCATTACCTGCCTTTAGTAAATTCAATAAACTTGTATCAACAGGATGGTGATATTAATGACAAATCAACAGATTCTAATACAGCAGACGAAGGCAGAGATAATGTAGTTAAAAATCCATCTCCAAGTGGAGGTAGACCTGTTGGGGTTTCTAATTCCACTCACTATTCAAAAGCTAATATCATCGAGGTTACTAAAATGGTAACAGAGTTTGAAAAAAGAGCAGTAAAAGAATTTTCTAAGAAGTTTGATATAAAGAGATTAAATAAAGACAAAAAAGATCTTGTTTCTAGAGTTTGTGATTCGATAGTCGTAGCTAAAGAATCAGAATCTTGGGATTCGGAGCTATCAAATGTATTGGGGGACCTTGAACAAATGAACAACTTAGAAATCAATAGTGAAGTGCTAGATTTCGGAGCAAAACATCAATTAGATGATTTAAGTGCAGCTATTTTATATCACTCTACTAAACTAATTGATTGAATGGAGCCAGAGAAACCATATTGCTTTGTCCATGTTCCTAAGACGGGAGGCACTAGTGTTAGAATGCACCTGCCAAATTCAACGGGTCATAAACGGCTTTCGAGAGTAGCAGAATCAAAACTTAAAGGTAGGTTTACTTTCGCTTTTGTCAGGAACCCATTCGAAAGATTGGTAAGCGCTTATGAATATTTAAAAGGAGGTGGGAGAACCCTTGGAGAGAAAAGGCTTGGAAATGAAATTCCTGATACGTTTCCTAAATTTGTGTTTAATCTTAAACAATATATAGACAGGTCCGTACATTTAAAACCCATGTGTTATTACTTGGATAAGGAAGTTGATTTTATTGGTCGTTATGAAAACATACAAAATGATTTTAATCATGTGTGCGAGGCTATAAACTATCCTATAACTACTATGGTTCATATAAATGAAACAGATTATGGAGATTGGAGGGAATATTATTCAATGACTCAATTAGTTAAGATTGTCGAAAGCTATTACAAGGATGACCTTGATCGTTTTGAATATAAATTTTAATAATTAGATTTTTAGTGTAAATTTATTTCATGAACAAAGATGATTTTGAAGTTTGCCGATTTAATGGTAAAATCAAAGCTTTAGATAAAGATGATTTTTCTAGTTTTGGTATATCTCAAGCTAGTTTAGATGAAAAGGCTAAAAGCCTTATGCCTAACGAGTTCAATCCAGAAGACAATATTGATGTTATCCCAGTTGTTTTCAATCTAGCTGTAGTTAACGAATTTAATAAAAATGGAGATGGCATTGATACTGAAACAGCTATGGCTGCAGTAAAAAGATTTGTAAACAAACCCATAAATGTCGAACACCAAAAACAAAAAATAGTTGGTCACATGATTAATGCGTCCTTCTCTGAGGAGGAGTTTGATTTTAAAGATAATGACATAAATTCTTACGCTGGGAAAACTGAACCATTTTACATTAATGCTGCTGGCTTTATTTATAGTCATGTGTACCCAGAGCTAGCTGAAGCAATTTTGGAATCAAGCGACAAGGGTAAAGACGCATACCAGAGCATTTCCACAAGTTGGGAGTTAGCTTTTTCTCAATATAAAATAGCAGAAGGCTCAAATAAACTTTCCGAGTGTCGAGTTCTGTCAGAATCTGACGCAGAAAAGCAAAAAG